TGGCTGCACCAGCTCCTGCGGCTAAAGTACCAACTAAAGCTGGTAAAAAAGAAGAAGGTATTCCTAAACCAGCGCAAAAAATATCTGGTATGGAAGATGTTAAGAAAATGGTTATACGCCATGAAGGTGTGCGTAATGAACCATATAAAGATTCTTTGGGGCTATGGACTGTTGGTGTTGGCCATCTTATTGGTGATGGCAAATCTTTACCAGATTCATATAAACGAAAATTTAGTAATGAAGAAGTAATGAATTTATTTGAGGAAGATTTTGCTCATCATGTTAAAATAGCACAAGACACTCCAAGTTATGATAAAGCAAATGAAGGTGGTAAAGGCGCATTTATTGATTTAGCATTTAATATGGGTAAATGGTGGCCAAAATGGCCAGGTACAAAAGCTAAATTAGAGAAAGAAGATTTTGCTGGTGCAGCTGAAGGTCTTAAAGATAGTAAATGGTATACACAAGTTGGTAATCGTGCTCAAGAAATAGTAACATTAGTAGCACAAGCCGATGGGGGTAAAGGACAAGAAGGACAAAAGATAGCACAGGCTTCAAATAGTTTAACTGTTGGTCAAAGAGAACAACAAAAACCAACCACACCCGTTGTTATCAATAAATCAACAACGAATAATACAAAGATTGTAAATAATCAAGCAGCACAATCACCTCGTGACACAAACTCTGCTTCACAGGCATTAGTATACCGAGCCGCATAAAAAACCCCACCGAAGTGGGGTTTGGTATTGCATAGGTAATACTACTGTGCTAAAGATTTAAAGTAATTCAAATCATCATCATCTTCACTAACTGCAATCTTTGTATCAAGTGCAGCTAACTCAGCATCATGGAAGTTTTCAACTACAGCATCAATTGCTTTAGACTTTGGTGCTACATCACCTTCAAAACCTAAAACTTTATCTAGCCTTGTTTTTAATAGGTCATATGCTTTAAAGTGTTTTGGTTCCAAGAATTCTTTTAATGAATGTTCTTGTTTCCATAGAGCTTCAAGTTTTGCATCATCACCATCAAGAAGTGCTGACTTCTCAGCGAATTCTGATTTATCATAATTACGGTAACCTTCAACATTACGAATCTTCAATTTAAAGTTTGCACCTTCCCACATATCAAATGGGTTAACTGGAGTTTCATCGGCGAATTCAGGATTCATCGCTTCAGTAATCTTATCAAAAATCTTCTTACCAAATTTATAAATTCTAATTTGGCCTTCGTTTTCTGGATTACTTGGGTCAGAAACCACATAAACATTGGCAATATAGTTTAATCTTCGTTTTTGCTTACGAGCGATTTCTTTATTTGCTTCAATGCCAGAATTCCATAATGTAGAATTATATTCTGAAACTGGATCTTTTTGGTTAAGTGTTGTGAGAGAGTTCTCAATATACCAACCGCCTGGTCCTTGGAAACCATGGGAGAATACTCTTACCCAAGGTAAAGCGTCCTCGCCATCGACAGATGGTGCTGGTAGAAAACGGATCATGGCCATGCCATTACCAGCTTTATCTACTGTGGGTTGCCATAAGCGGGGGTCATCTCGGGAACCGGATTCGGTTGATGTTGACTGTGTTGTTGCTTCAATCGCTTTAGTTAGTTTTTCTAAGCTTGAACGATTGCGTTTTAATGTATCAAAATTACTCATTGTATTGCCTTTCGTATGTAAAGTATGTTATTGTATATTTGTATCTTGTTTTATCCACTAATTACCATAATATAAACTTATTTAGTCTCACATCAAAGTAAAACCTTCTTCAATATGAGTTTATATCTTACACTATCCTGAGGTAGAAATGAGGCAATCTTGAGCATTTTCATATGATAATTAGGCCAACGAATGGTGTCCGTAATGGTTTTGGACCACATTGGAACGAACCCTAGAATGATATTCAACAAAACTAATGTCTGTATATGAATCTCTTTACGGAGTGCCTTGGTGAGTAGGATAGGATAGTCACCATTGGTTACCAATAAACTATTTGGGTCTTTACAGTCTTCAAATAGTGATATACAATCATTCTCAAAGGTATAGGCAAGCGATTGCATCACTTTTTTATATTCAATATACCGAATATCAGCTTCTTCTACAAGAAGGTTGTTAACCCAAATATTTTCATTATCCAAAAAATTGGCAATTAGAAAATCGGTGAGTTCTTGTTTGGTACCAAACTTGCGTGAGAGTTTATAGAAGTGCCATTTGTCTTTGCGATTCTCAAAGGCTTCTTTTGATGTATTAATATGCCCACGATATTTGAAGAAATCAAACTTCTCTTGGGTAAAGTGCCGTTTTAAGGCTTGAAATAATTCATATGCTTCATAACCAGTCATAAACATCCATCATAAAATAAAGTGGGAGTTTTATTGAGTTCTCCCAACTCATTTAACTTACCACCAGCCGGTTAGTTTGCCGACATAATGAACAACTATAACAGCTACAGCTACATTAGCTATTAAATTCCAATCTAAATTTACTTTAGGCATTTTATGCTCCTTTAAGTTATTTTGCTATTTTAACAAACATCTATCATATAGATATGAGATAGCAGTTAAACTCATATTGGTAAACGAGAACCTTTATCTTTCAATAAATTGTGGTCCATGGCATTCATCTCAATTTTTGATTTAAGATTTGCATTGATGAGTGTGGCGGCCACTTCTATTTCCAATCCTGTTTTTTTACAATGTTCTACTATTGCTTCAATATAATTATAATCTGTATTTGCTACAAGTGAATCAATTACTCGGGAAAACTTATTCATTTCTTCTTTTGTTGGCATATTATTTCTTTATAGAAACTGCTTGGTCGGGTATTACGGATATTTTACCTTGCTTTGTATAAGAATACGCAACGCATACCGTATCCGATTGGCTTGCATAAGAACATCTCACGGACATTGGATCAATTCCTTTATCAATAGCATCTTTAATGTTTCGTGCCATTAATTGTCGGTCTAGTGTAAAATAATAACCAACACCACCCGTAATAGAAAGTAAGACAACTGTTAAACAAACAAAAAATATGGTACTCACTTTAACTGCATCTTTCAATTGTGTCATTATATATTTTCCTTTTTGTTATAAAACTTATGATGTCCAATTGTTGTTAGATATTTCATATTCTTCCAACCTGGTTTAACATAATCTGCATGATAGAATAAAGCTCCACGGCTTGGGTCTTCAATCTTATCGTGATTAGCATAAACATATACAGCTAATTCACGGATATTATTATACACTAAACTATTAAAGTGTGTCAAGGATTTTACATCAAATTTGCCTTCACAGTACCAAGAAAATTGACAAGTTGTTTCAACTTTTTGTTTAACTACACCACAAATAGTGCTTGGATATTCTCCGCTTTTAACTCGATTCATGGTAACCATGCCTACGGCTATTTGGCCTTCTTCTGATTCATGGCCTGATTCAAAATACATATTCTGTGCCAAGCATTCTACTTGAAGTTTAGCTTTTGGTGATAAATCTTGAAAGCCTATTTTCAAGGGCATTGGATTAATCTGTGTTGCCATTACACTACTAAAACCTAAAACTATTAATACTGATATAATCGATGCGATAATTATTGTTGATGTGCTAAGTATATTAATTCTTTGCATAGTGTTTCCTTTTAGTTAAAGGCTAAAAAACGCCCTTGTCTATACGGTTGCGCTAGATTTTTTTGTTACCGTTACTGTTGGTTTGGAATCTATATTAGAAACAAAGCCATTAAGTTCTTGTGCTTTGGTAATAATTTCTTTTTCGGATGGATAAATTGGAAAACCAGGATGGTCGGGTATTGAACCGCCATTAAGTTTTGCTACTTCAACTTTGACTGACCAATCATTACTGATTTGTTCACGCTTGCTTCGGTAATCCTCTTCAAGCATATCTTTGGCCATTTTTAATAATTCGAGACGAATTTCAAATGGTGTCATGTTAGACATACTACTTCTCCTGTGTGTGTTTGTGTTTAATAACCTTTTTGTGTGAGTGGTTATTAGATGTATTTAGTATATTTTTGGTCTTATTCTTGTCATTTTTGGCAAAAATAGCATCAAACCTATTACC